CCTGATAAGTACAGTTTGCAAGAAATTGAGGAAAATGCTAAAGAGGCTAAGATTTATAATGACGCTGCTGAGTACGCTGCTGCTGCCTCTGCTGATATTGCTAATAATAAAATAAGTCGTTTTTTTGGTGACGCTGTTTACCTTGTAGATTTTTATTGTTATTTGACAGGCGAAAATGAAGATGATTACACTCAGGAAATAAATAATAATGAGTAAAGCCGATTGGTACACTAAAAAAGCAAAAGAAAACTATGAGGAATGGGAATTAGCTACCGACTTAGGCGATAAGTTCACTGCTGACAAAGCCATGACCGAGTATATTAATTATCAGGAATTACTAAAACAAGTAAACATAAACAACTAAAAAGGTATGAATATGAAAGAGATTGAAGATAACCCACCAAGTTTCGTTAGGTCTGATGAAGCTCTAACGTATTATTATGAGATACTAAGCAAGCTGGTAGAAAATGACGTACCACTAAAAAGCCAAGACTCTTTTGGCATTGGTACTATGGCTATTAACTACGCAGCAATTGATAACGCGCAGAGAGATATTGATGAAAATGGAATTATGCTAGGCGTTAAAGGAAGTGATAGGCATATGCTCGCTAAAGCTAATCCAGCAATCACTATACTCAAAGATGCTCAAGCGAATGTTCGTTTTTATCTGAAAGAGTTTCAAATGTCACCTCAAAGCCGAGGTAAAGGCTTTAACCTTAGTGGCTCTGGTTCTAGCAATAAAAATGATGGTTTTGAGGAAGTATGATGAGGAATCTTTTATTGTTTTTATTATCTATGTTATTTATGTATGCTGCTTTTTTTTCAGGGTACATGATTGGTGGTGACTATTGGGGTTGGGCTAATATACCTACTGTTGTTTTTTGTGCTTTGGTGTCAATAGTTCATGCTTGGTTATTAGTTGTTAATTTGTTTGGAGTAAATAATGAGAAAGAGTGACTCTATCTTTTATTCTGCTTGTTTAATTATTGCAACTTCAATGTTTTATTTTGTTGGTCAAGCAATGGTTTCGGTTGAAGCTAAAGCTGTATTATCTCATAACCAAGCCCAAGAGATAATAAATCAAATTGGCGTTAAGGCTTTGGAAAAGTTAAAACTTTATCATTGTGAATCATCCTTAGTTAATTATATCAATACAGGCGTTTGGAGTGATTCTTGGTGTTATAGCAAATATCAGCATATACATTACAACCTGATCGCTAGGGAAGATTATGAATGATATTGAACAGTACGCTTACCCTGAACTAAGGGTTGGTGATCAGGACTACCGATGGTGTCATAAGTACGCACATGACGTAGTTACTGGTAAGTTAATTGCTGGCAAATGGATCAAGCTTGCTTGTGAGAGACATCTTAAAGATTTAGAGCGTGATGATGTGTTCTTTGATGAGGTAGCCGCTAAATCAATTGTACTATGGTTTAAATTTATACCTATTACTGATGGCAAGATGGTTGGTACTGCCACTAAACTTTTTCATTGGCAAATATTTTTAGTTTGTAGTCTTGTTGCATGGAAGATAAAAGAAACAGGGTTGCGTAAGTACAAATACGCTTATGTACAGGTTGCACGTAAAGGTGGCAAGTCAACACTAGCTGGCGGTCTAACCTTATACTTTATGTACAAGTCAGGATACTTTAGACCTCGCGCCTACTCAGTTGCAACAAAACGTGATCAAGCTAAAATATTATGGTCTGCTGCAAAAGTGATGATTAAACTATCAAAGCGGTTGCAAACTATTTTCGATGCCAGAGCTAATGATATTTTATTACCCTCACAAGAGGGAGAATTCAGACCACTAGCTAGTGACTCGAACAGTTTAGATGGTCTTAACCCATTAATTGCTTCACTGGACGAGTGCCACGCGATAAAGGACAGGAACTTATATGGCGTTATGGTTTCAGCCTTTGGAGCGCAGCCAGAGGGTTTAATGTTAACAATTACTACTGCTGGCACTGTGCTAGACGGTATTTGTACTGACCTTAATAAAGCTGGTAAGCAAGTCCTTAATAATGAGCGTGTTCAAGATGCGTATTTTTATCTTATTTATGAGATTGACAAAGGCGATCAGTGGGATTTAGAAGAGAACTGGCACAAAGCTAATCCAGCGTTAGGTGATCAACCAAGTATTGAATATTTGCGTGACCGATGTATTGAAGCGCATCTATCATCGTCAGAAAAAGCAAACTTCCTAACTAAGCATTTAAACGTGTTCGTTTCTGGCGCTGATAAATGGATCGATATGGATGAGTTATATGCTTGTAAATTTGACCGCACAATGTCTAACTATCGTGGTCGCAAATGCTGGGTTGGTTTAGATAGATCGCTTGTACACGATTTAACCTCTTTTTGTATATTATTCCCTAATGATGATGGTGGCGCGGATTGCTTTTATAAGAATTTTCTACCAAAACAGACCATGCTCAGTGTGACGGATCATCTACGGCAAGTTTACGCAAAAGCAGTTGATTACGGAAATTTAGAGTTATTAAATACCGCAACAATACGCGATGAGCCTATTGTTGAGTTTATAAGATGGGCTGACTCTGAATTTGATGTAGAAATGTTTGGTTATGATCCATATCATATGAGGGAAATATCTGAGGATCTTGCTGAAGAGGGCTTGCCTATGGTTGCTGTTTCACAAGGTACGGGCAATATGTCAGAGCCAGCGAAAAAACTAGAGGGCTTAATTAAAGAGAAAACATTTCACTATAATGATGTGCTTTTAGAGTTTGCTGCCTCTAATGCTATATTAAAGGTTACTGATCAGAATAACGTTAAAGTTGTTCGTGAGAACAGTAAAACCGATAAAATAGATCCTATAATTAGCACGATTATTGCGCTATCATGTGCTACATTACAAAAAGTAGAACATAATGCCTTGGAGCATAGAGGCTTATTTTAAAGGGAAAAACCGTGGGCTTAAAGTCATTTATTAGTAATTTATATAGTATGAACACTAAAAGCATTGCTGCAAATGATGTTTTTAGGTTCTTCGGTGGTCAGAATTTTGCTGGTGTTGAAGTTAACGTACATACAGCTAGTCAGCACTCTGCGGTGTATGCGTGTTGGCGTGATAAGTCTGAGTCAGTTGGTCAACTTCCTGTTATGCTCATGCGTAAAGCAGCAAAAGGCTTTGATGTCGTTGATAGTGGTAGAGAGCATCGTATATTTACGGAGTCACCTAATGACTTTATGAGTATGCAAGACTTTATTGAAATGTACATAACTTGCCTTGAAGCCAGAGGTAAGTTTTATGCTTATATTGTAAAAAACGATAGAGGTAGTGTTTCTGAGATAATCCCGTTTCGTTACCAAGATAATGTTCATGTAGAAATGGATCAAAATGGGAATATTTATTACAGCTATACCACTAACGATGGCAAACCAAAACTAGCCATGAGTGGCGATGAAATAATGCACATTAAGCTAAATACGCTTGATGGGTTTAATGGGTTATCTCCTATTTCATGTGGCGGCAGTGCCGTAGGTCTTGGTATTTCTCAAGAGCAGCACCTAGCTAATATGATGGAAAATGGCGCTATGCCAAGTGGCATACTTGAGTCAGATTTAGTATTTAAGGATCGTAATGCTATTGAACGGTTACGTGAGCAGTTTACTGAACAGTACGTAGGTAAAAAGAACAACGGTAAAATTGTTATGGTTGATCAGGGCTTGAAATACAGACCTTTAGCTATATCCCCTGCTGATGCTGAACTAATAGAAGAAAGAAAGTATTCTAAAACAGATATTTGTTCACTATTTAGAGTACCACCACACCGTATTGGCGCTGAAGTTAGTTCAGGTATTGACACCAAAGCCAGTAATCAGGATTATTACATTAACGTCCTAATGCCTTTAGTAGTAAAACTTGAATTTGCTTTAAACGCATTACTACCTAAAAATCTAAAGATAAAGCTTGATGAGCGAGGATTTATACGTGGCGATTTTGGCACGACAGTAACAGCGCTTGGTGAGCAGTTTAAATTAGGCGCAATATCAATTAACGAAATGCGTAAAGATACTGGCTGGCAACCTATTGAGGGTGGAGAGGTTCATGCAATAGACACGAACAATATTACGCTTGGTCAATTAACTGATGTGCCAAAATTACAAGAACAAGCAAGGATAGCGCAAGAACAGGCATCCAAGCCAACCGAATCAACAGTAGAGGAAGAAACCGATGTCGAAAGTTAAATATATAGAAGTGCCTGTAACCAATTTTAAGTACGATGATGAGTCAGGTACGTTTACTTGTTACGGTAACACTAAGCACAATATAGATCATGCTGGTGATCGCCCTATGGATGGCTGTTATAGTAAGAGTATATCTAAACACCTTGAAAAAGGAACTATGCCTAAAATGCTTTGGGCGCATGACCCATTTATCCTACCTGTTGGATCTTACTCTAAAATGGAAGAGGATTCCAAAGGACTCAAAATGACAGGTAAATTATCTGAAACTAGTATGGGTAAAGATATTAAAATACTTGCTAAAGATAACGCGCTTAATTCATTTTCTATTGGCTATGTTGAGGTAAAGAGTGAGTACGATAGCAAAACAGGCATTAATAACTTGATCGAGCTAGATATTAAAGAAATATCATGGGTTAACTTTCCTTGCGATGAAAACGCTCA